GAAAGAGATTAATTCACTTTGGCGCAGCGGGCATGGATGATTGGCGCTCAGGGAAAGCGACTCCAGCACAGCGTAAATCATATAGAGCAAGAGCAGCGGGTATCAAAAAGAAAGATGGGTCTCAAGCGATAAAAGATAAAAATTCACCTGCGTATTGGAGTTATAATTACCTGTGGTGAGTGACATAAATAATTTTCATAATTTAAAATTTATCAAAGGAAATTTATTTGTAAATACTATTAAATTTAAATGTCATCTTATTTAGCTGAAGTAGAAATGCCTCAAAGGGAAGAACCTGAAATGGATGAATTAGAAATGCTTGCCAGAGGCACCTGCGGTGAAGAGGTAGAAATCAGTGAAGTTGCCGAGGAGGTTGAAGAGCCTCAGGATGATGATGGTGTTGAGGAGGACGAGGTCTTACCTCCCCCACCTTTAAAAAAAGACAAATTAAAAAGTGAAGACATTTTCAAACGAAAGAAACCCCCCTCTAAGCAGATTGCTCCATCTGTCCCAGAAATTGCGCCAATTACAGTGAATCACGAAGAGCCGATAATGCCTGCCGCGAAACCTGTGAAAAAGAAACGACAAATGTCTGAGAAACAGTTAGCAGCTCTTGCGAGGGGTCGTGAAAAGCGTGCGGCGAATAAGAAAGCGAAAGCTCAATCACAGCCAGCACCTCAACCCGCTGCCGTATATGAAGCACCCCCACCTGCTCCACAACCTCAAGAGAAATTATATTCTCAAAAAGAGGTAGAGGAACTAATCTTTCAAGGGGTGTCACGATATGATGGTATTCGGAAAAAGCGAAAAGAAGAGAAACGAAAAACACAGGCGAAACAAGTCCACGAACAAAAAGTCTTCAGCACTATTAATACTGCGATGACTTCAAACAATCCTGACCCGTGGGCCTCAGCTTTCACCTTCTAATTATGTATTTTAAATAAATTTGATTTAAAGATTTGATAAATAGTATGTATTAGATAACAATGGATAACCCTCACCGATATGATAATTATTGCCGATGTAAATCTTGTATTAATTTCCCGAAAATTATTGAAGAATTTCCTGGCTCACAAGAATATATGATATATCCCAACGGGGACGTCTTATCATTAAAAACAGATATTATCATGAAAACCTCCAATCATAAAGATGGATACAAGATGATTGGTATGAAAGATGAAAATGGAAAGCAAGTTATGAGATATGTCCATAGATTAGTCGCGAAATATTTCATTCCAAATCCTCGCAATCTAAATGAAGTAGATCACATAAACAGAGATGAGTCTGATAATAGAATTGAAAATTTAAGATGGGTCACACATGCTGAAAATCTCCAAAATAAAGGTAAATACAAAAATAATAAATCTGGTCACAAGTATATTTCATATCATAATCCGACCGATAGATGGCAATTTCAAAAAAGAATTAACGGGAAGATAATTAATAAAACTTTGAAAACTAAAACAGATGCTCTATGTTACAAGTTTGTCGCACTTCTTATGCTTAAGACGAATATCCCAAACACCGGATTTTCTCTGAAATAGAGTCGCATACTTCGGATACACATTCGCTAAGAACTCTTTATCAATTTTCTCAGATTCAGTATCCCTACCATCAGCCTTACAACCACCACCTGAATAATTATTTGTTTTTGGAGCGAGCCAATTATTTTTTAAAATCTTACCATCTCTCATGTAGTGAAGAATACAATTTTCAAAATCTTCAGCATAATTTGTTTCTAATTTAATATCTTTTCTTATAATTCTAAATCTTAAACATCCCAACATATATCTCAAATCTGTTGTGAATTCATTACATTTACCTTGAAAGAGTGGATTGTCAAAAGCATAAGTTCCACCATACGAACATTCTTCCTCAATTAATTTTTTTTCCATAGTATGACATACATCTATAAAATCATGAATAGGTTCTCTTTTGTGATTCATTAAATCGGTCATATCATCATCAATTTCTACGATATAATCTCCTTCATTAAAATACTGTGAAATAAAATTATGTGTTTTACCGATACCTTTTACATCAGTAGTGATAACATTCAAATCATTATGAATATCCATATATGATTCTAATTCAGGGTCATCAGTCCTAACGAATACAAAAATATCATTCACTGAAACGCCTTTCCGTAGTAGATATGCGAAAGTTTTAGATTTAAATTGTTGTGAGCGTTTATATGATGGGATTACGAATTTCATTTATCCTTACTGACATTTAAATTTTTTTTATTTAAATTAAAAAATATTTTAATATAATATGAATAAAAATGATGACTCGTCAGCAAAGCAAAATTCAAAAAGCGGCTCTGTTAAGGGAAGAAGCAAAAGTAAATTTGTGCCAGTGGTTGTCCCAGTGGTTCCGCCAGAAGACGCAGGAAATGACGGACACCCTGAGATACATCCGCATCTCCCTCAGATTGCGGGACCTGGTGGAGGGGCGCTCCTCCTTATGATTTCACCTGTGCGAACTGGTAAATCTACGATTATTTCAAACCTTCTGCTAGGAGATGATGCTATGGGATTTTACAATGCTCAGGATAGATTTCATACAACTACCATCATTTCAAATACGATTGCGAATGACGTCACTTCACGATTTTTAGCGAAAGCTTTTGATACTCATGATAGTTATGATGATTCTATTATTGATGGAATTGTAAATCAACAGAAATCTTATGATAAAGAAGAACAACCTGATATTGCGGTCATTTTAGACGATTGTTTGGGTAGTATTAGACGTGAGGCACGAATTAATCATTTGGCGTCACGATTCAGGCATTTTAATATACGATTATTAATTATTTCATCACAAAATTTCAGAAGTTGTAGTCCAATCATTCGTCAAAACGCTACGAATGTGATAGTGGGTTCACCTTTTCCAAATCAGAAGGAGTTGGGTAAGATGGCCGAAGAATACGGAGATGTGTTTGGAGGAGCTGATAATTGGTTAAAAATCTATAAGAAGGCAACACCTGATAAGTATTGTTTCTTACACATGGACTTCCAAAGTAATCCACCAAAAGCATATAGATGTTTTGAAGAGTTAATCGCAGAAGGTCCAAATATTATGGGTGAAGTGCCCGATTTATCAGATGAAGATGAAGATTTACAATTTAATGAAGAAAAAAAATAAATAATATACTGTATAAAAATGGGAGATATCTATGGAATTTCAAACTCTGTTATGGAGGCAAATTCTCTTCATGGACAATTGGCATTAGAAAGACAGGAACAGTTATCAAATTATCAGACAGCTCTTGATAAATTTCATAAGAAGATTAAGGATGAGAAAACGGGTGACAGTGATACAAATTTAGAGTCTGAGGGAAAAGATGCTCCAACATTATCTTCAGTATATGATTTAGGTCGCGTAAGTATTGCTGGTGGGAAACAGTCGGCTTTAAGAGCTTCTGAGGCATTTACTACAGCAAGGTCAGGTGTGACTCCTTCAACATTAACGGGCACAACTGACGCATCAGGTGGTTTAAGTGAAGCATCTCAAAGTGCTTTCTTGGCAGAGAGTAGTGGAGCTGAAGCGTCCGGATTAACAGAGGGGGCTGGAGTAGCTCGCTCAACTGGTCGTGCTGTAGTTGCTGGAGGACGTGGATTTCTTGAGGGCGCTACAACAGCGGGTGGAGAGGGAGCAGCATTTGGTAGCAAACTTGAGGGGGCTGAGGGAATAGCTCAAAAACTTGTGACAACAGCTGGAGCAGGTGAAGGTGCTGGATTCGTTGCTGGTAAGGTCGCTGGAGCAGCAGGAGGATTAATCGCAGGTGGTGAGCAACTTGATAGTTTAATTGAGAGTGGTGGTAAATCAGCATTTACTCGTGTGAACGCTCAGGGTCAGAGAGTTGCTATGAGTGGAACTGATAAAGCAGCAGAGTTTCTATCAGAAGCAGGTGCTGGAGCTGATATATTGGCGGCTGCGAGTGGTGGTTTATTTGTCCCTGTCGCAGCAGCTCTAAATCTCGCAGGAGCTGTCACCGGTGTCGTTGGAGCTATTGAAGATGAAAAAACGGATGATAAAAATATCGGGTTAAAAGCTGATGGAACTACTGATGCGACTAAAGCACCGAAACTGGCCGCCGCACCTATTAGCGAAGCATTTACAGGATTAGGATTTGTAGGAAATCAGAGCCACAATCCACTTGACCATATCGCTTAATTTTTTCTCAAATTTTTTTAATTTTATCATATATTTTATTTATATTTTATTCAGTATAAATAAATGAGCTTTTGGACATCTGAAGACAAAATCCCAATTGGACAGACACAGGTTGCTATCCCAGCCGAGCATGGATTAGATTACAATCCCGGCCAGAAGATTGAATTTCATATTCCTTCTTCGGTAAATTTCTTTCAACCGAAAGAATCATATCTAAAGTTTGATGTAGAACTATCCAATCCGACTACTCACAAGGCATTTTTACAGTTAGACGGTCAGCTTGGTGGTCAGGTGTTAATTCGCGACCTTCGTATTTACTCTGGTGGTGCTGGTAGAATTTTACTTGAAGAGTTTCAGAATTACAATGTATTAACATCTGTAAAGTATGATTATGAATTAAATGATACTATTAGGCAGAAACGTGGTCTCACTGAAGGTTGTGTATATTATGATGAACGCAATCGCTCTACTATGGGTCTTGCTCAGGATACAGCGAATAACCTTGCGAACAACCCTTATTTTGATGCTCCAGCTGCTTCACGCACTGACCCCGAACCAAGTTTCAAGAAGTGTAAATGTCTATTACCTCTTAACACTGGTATTTTCTCAAATGATAAGATTTTCCCGGTTGGTCTCACCGATGGTCTCATTGTTGAAATAATCCTTGAAGAGGCAAAGCACTGTATTCGCACACCCGATACAATCATGAAGAATAGAAAGTTACTCGGTAATCCGGTATTCCTTTCATCTAACTCTACGAGTGACACTGCTGCTCCAGCCAATCCAAATTCGTCTCCTCAGTATCCAGTTGGAACTTCTGCTGGAAATGCTTCTTCTTTCACAGAATTTTGGATTCGTCGTGATAATATGATGGGTATCAATGCTTCAGTTGGAGCTGGACAGGTTCCTTTCTGTGTTGGTCAGCGCGTTGGATTTTTTGATACTGATTCATTGGTTGAAAATCCATCTCTGATTAATGCTTCTTATGGGACTATACAATCTCTTGAATATTCGGCGGGTGCGTTTCAGGCTGTGAAGGTTACTCTTGAGGCGAAGTATTCACCCACGGCTACCATGACTGAAGATACTGTTTTAATTGATAAGAGTATTGATTCTTCTACTGCTGCTACGTGGAAACCGACTTATCAGGTTACTGGTTGTGAATTTATAGTTCAACAGGTCACTATGCCACCTGGTTACACTTCTAAACTCGCATCCATGATGAAGGAGGGTGGTGCTATGAATTATGATTTCTTATCCTTTACGAATTATAAGACATCTCAGATTTCTTCTGAAAAGCTCGCAACTCTACGAGTGCCTCTGACTCAGTCTCGCTGTAAATCTGTATTGGCTGTGCCGACGGACGCATCTATCTACACTCAAAAACAAATTATGATGGGTGATACTACTGTTATTGAAGATTATGATAAGCAAGAATATAATGTGAATGGTCAGAATGCTCAGGTCCGACCAGGTTTATCTGGAATCACCGACAATCTCACTCAGTATCAGTTGTTCTACGATGGCAAATTAAATCCGAGTCGCAAGGTTAAGTGTGACCGTATTTCGGGTAAAAAGAGTATTGACCAGCAACCGATTATTGAATTAGAAAAGGCTCTTGTCATGGCGGGAGTAAAGCCTCACTCTATGATGGCATTCCGTAAAAATTTCGTGATTGGACGAGCACTCTCTCTACAGGATGGTGTATACGATACGAGGGGTAAAGACTTTCAGCTCCAGGTTGAGTATCAAGAAACGGCAGACCCTGAAAAGAATAAGCTCTGGAATGTCTTCGCGGCACATTTACGCCGAATAGTCATTTCTGGAAATGCTATTTCAGTTGTTATCTAAATCTAAACCAAAGGTAATCTCCGATAAATCTAAATCTAAATCTAAATCTAATTTTTAAAATTTATCTTTAAAAAATTTATTATTATAATGAATTATAAATAAATGACAAGTTACACTACTCACCAAGAAATCGTGCCGAGTAATATTACAGCGGATGGTAAGTTATCGTATTACAATGGACAACCGACTATCCAATTCCTTTTAGGGGAACAAGATAGGTTTGTGAATCCTGGGTCTATTCGTCTTGTAGGTGAATACACTGTTTGGGCTGATGCGGGTGGAACAACTCTCCCAACTGAGGCTGAAGGTGTGCGAATGAATGAGCGACTCGGTGTCAATGCTGTTGTAGACCAGCTCACAGTATTTTCGCAGAAGTCTTCGCAGGTAATGGAACACATTAATCATCACAATCGCATGATGAGTTCATACTTATCGGTCACTCAAAGTGTGGATGATTTTGCGGGTCACACGTATGAAACATCTCTTCGCTTTCCAAATTTCAAAGCTCAGGAGTTAGGTGTTATTACGAATACACAGGCCGATGATGCTCAGGGCAAGAATGAATTTTGTATTCCACTGGTTTGCGGTTTATTCCTGGGAAAAGAGCCAATTCCGTTATCTGGAACTTGGGGTGTCGGAGGTTTAAGGATTGAGATTCAGTTAGCGCCGGATAGTAATGTATTATTCAGTAAGGATAATGATGCTACAAATCTTCTCAACGCACATTATGAACTATCCAATGTCAGGCTTGTATGTGAAACGATGGTGCCTCCCCCGGATCAGCTATCACAGTTAATGAGTCAGACTACGAACACTTTTGTATATAATTCAATCACATCTTATTATCAGACTGTAAATTCGGCAAATGCGAATCTAAATTTCAATCTTGCTCTATCAAAGGTATTAGGTGCTTACATGAATGTTGTGCCTGCGAGTCATATTAATAACCTTACTCGTGACGGTTTAGCGACTCTACCATTTACGAACAGTGATGGAACTGTTGCTGTAGTTGAACAGGCTGTTTTCACTCGTGGTGGTGAAAGATATCCTCTTCAGTATAATCTTGATACAGTCCAGAAGGATAATCTCACCAATAGCACGATTGACTCTCAGTTAGCAAGGAACTATATCAATTCGGTTATGGGTTTTGCGAAGGTAACTCGGTCATCTGTAATGCCAAATAACTATAAATATTTCAGTATGACTGATAATTATGTTGAAGCGAAGGAAACCAAGGATGGTGGTTCGGCATGGGGACTTGGAATAGCATATGATACAATTTCTGACCAAGGAATAAGTTTTGAAAATGTCCCATTTGGTCTCCAGCTTCAGCTACGTTTGACTACTGATTCGCCCCAGGCTATTTTCTTATTTGTTCACAGCAAGCAGACGGTTCTATCTACTCCATCTGGAATCCAAGTTATGAAGTAAGCAAAGCTAACTGTGTTTAAGCAAAGCTAACTGTGTTAAATAAAATTTAATTTTTTTAGTTTTTAATTTTTTTTTAAAGGTATGTTATAAATATGACAAGTATTAATAACTCAACACAAGAGATGACTCAGGGTGGAGCTCCGTCGGGGGCTTCGGCTATTCCGGATTTGGTAAAGATTGGAACTATTCCTAGTGATACAGCAATTGATGTCGCAACAGAGATTTTAGAACCAGTTTCATTTTCGCAAAATGAATGTAGATTTGTTTTAACGAATAAGGGTATTTTACACAGTAATTCTCGTATAACATTTGCTCTTGATGGACTTGCTGATGCTTATGGTGCTGCTGGTTTTGACGCTTTTTACCCATTAAATATTGGTGTTGCTGCTCTGCTTCAGCGTGTGAGGCTCACGGTTGGTGGAAAGACTATTTCTGAGATTGAAGATTTTAATCATTATTATGCTTATGAGTCTCAGTTTGTTTCTCCTGAATTAAATAAAGAGAGAGAACAGGTTTTCACGAGCCGTGTTGGTCTTGGTGTGCGCCCTACTCTAAAGGAACGCCAGGCAAATTATAATGATGCTGGAACTGCGGTGAATAATATTGAAAGTATTTCTGAGGCAGATTCGGTGTGTATTGATAATGGCAAAGATTTTGACTATAATGCTAAGGAGAACAGTGGTGGTGGTGGTGTAATCCTTCAGAAGGGTGAGACGCCTCTACCCAATCGGCGAGTTTTTGATTTCCAATCTGAAGAACATAAGGGTGTTTTCTCTATCTTAATCGCGGACCTATTCCCATTCCTTAAGATGAATCAGCTTCCTTTATTCATGCTAACTGAACAGGTTGCGATTCATTTAACTTTCCAGCCTCAGGTTGCTGATATTACGGTTCAAGATAGCGGTCGTATTGTGAGTCCTCTTGGAGCTGCGGCTGATAACGATGCCACTATTGTGAGGGATGATGTCAAGATGGTTGCTGATTATATTTTCTATCCCCAAGAAATGATGGAACAGTATCGTCAGTCTAATGCGAACATGAGTTTCAATTATGTGGATTATCAATTCGTCAAAAGAACTGTCCCACAGGCAACTTTTGAAGGTCAATTAATTCAGAATGTTGGAGGTGCTGGTCGTATAGTGAATAAGGTTTGTGTCCAGGTGGAAAATAAGAGTCCTGGTGACCAGGGTTTAATTAATAACTATGGCAGTGATACTCCTCTTATCACGGCCACTGGAAATGGCACAGTCACTACAAATCTCCGCTATAATGATTTATTTTTATTCCCGATTGATGTATCTAACTCTGCTCGCCAGTTTCATAATCTGGTCCAAACTGAAGGTAGGATTCCACACGTATCCCGTGATATCTATTCGGGACAGGGTCAGCTGGCGAAGGAAGTCCAATTCGGGTCTGTAGAAGATTATCCAATGGGAGCCGCATATGGTGGTGGGACTTCGGCATTAAACAGTGATGTCAGAGGTCGTGCGAATTGGCATTGTTATAAGTTAAATCGTAATGAAAGAGTAAATTCTCGTGGTATAGAGCTTTATGATAAGCGGACTTCTATGTCTGGAGCATCTACACTCAGGGCATGGGTCCAAGTCGTTCGCCAAGCTCAGCTGATGGATGGAAAGATGGCGGTTGTATATGCTTAAATTGTTATCAAAATTGATAACATTCTAAATTCATAAAGTATTTATATATCTCCTCTACTCTTCTCAACACTTCTCAAATATAGATTGTTATCAAATATGATAACATTTGCTAAGATTAATATTTTCATAATTTACTTTTTTTTAAAATATATTAATAATAATATATGGAAGAAACAATTCTAATTGAATGCTCTAGAGAGTCATCTCTAGAAGGCACGACTGGTAATTATTCTACATTAGCTGAATGGACATGTGACTGTGGTGATGGATTGGTTTTGGATATAGGAGATAAAATTTCTATTCATAGTGGATTTGTGAGTGAGAAAGGTGCTCAGGCTGGAGAGATTGAAATAAAAGAGAGAGATAGGAAGAATACTGTTAATTTAAATCTATCAAAAGATATTGACTATCGTGAAAAATTTAAATTAACTTTACCTACATCATCCGATCAGACTGTTTCTGTTGAAGAAGCATATGAATATGCGGCAGAATTGGGTGGAAATGAAGATGTCCCAATTCAGTTAAATGACGGTGAGACAAATTTTGTTTATAGTCCTTATAAGACGGCAAATGGAGAATTTTATGCGACACTACCACGAAGACATATAGGTTTAAATCCTACAATTTATAATGAGGATGGTCTTCAAGGGACAATATTTGATACTTTTGATTGTAATCAGGGTGATTTTGTTGCGAATTATAATTTGGGGACAGCAAATGTAGGTAATGTTAGATACGGAAATTTATCTGGAACAGAGCCAAGTTATGAGTTTGGATTCACAGATGCTTGGCAATTTTGTCCAGCTGATTATAAGCTGACCGTTCTAAACAATAGTCTTTCTTTAGACCCTGCGAATGCTCCTACTGGAAATTATACTCGTAGAAAGGGTATGATAAAAAATGATAATAGTAGATATACTATATTCAGGGCAAAGAGTGTTTATAGGTCTGCTTCAGCTGCTGAGGCAGTTGGTGGTGATAAGTTTGCTAATCTGGGTGGAGCAGCAAGTTCAGTCCCGAATAATAGTAGTTGGAATGGGAGTGCTACATTTGATGCGATAGATTTACGAGACCCAGCGATACTGTATGATTGGGACCAGGTGAGAAATTTAGTGACTTTAAAATCTAAGACAGGGTTTAACAAACCTGAGGATGTTGCTAGTGAATTAACTCAACAGTTAAATTTAAGGGGTGAGGCAATAGAGCAAAAAATAATTCATAGAATATCTTCAACGGGCGGAACTGTAAATAAATATGCTGATAAGACTCTTTATAAGTATTATGATTCGCCTTGCTATAAGGGATACAATTGTGCTTCAAGTCTTTGGAATTATCTATCTTGGTATGATTTCACGGATGTTATTTTTGACACTGATAATGATAACAAAAGATTGAATAATGCTCATCTTCACATGAGTATGTATCAGCATATAGGTATCAAGCGTCCTGAATTACATATTCAAGGTAGAGCAACAAATGCTTCACAAGGATTTCTAAAATCTGCGACGGGTGATGCGAGAAATACTCCTCAGAATGCTGAATGTTTCAATACAGGTTTAGAATGGACTAAACAGAATTTGGATAAATTAAATGATTTATTTAATGTTCAAGAAAAATATCCTGAATTATTTACAGGGGTTACTCAGCATGGGCCTCATAGCGAATCTCCAAAAATAAATCATCCAATCACACCTGGTCATCATAGATTTTTACATTTTAACAAACAGGATGAATGGACGACTTCAGCTTATCACGCGTCGGGTCATTACAGACACAATCCTAAAAATTCACTAGGATATGATTTGTATGGATTTGAAGCAACCGAACAGGAATCCACGCTTCCTCCTCTACCTTCAACAGGATTTTATCATTATGATGAGACGATGGCAACATATCCAATATTTTTTGATTATAATGAAGATGTGAAGAATTTAGGTATCAATGATGTAGGATATTGTGAAGATGCTAACGGAGGTATCAGTGATATTAATGATTTGGCATACGGATGGGCGAGAAAGATGCGAAAAGACGCGAGTGTATCAGTATCAGGTGTTGATAAATTTTATATAGGATTACAATTCACTAAAACGGGCAATGGTGTCCCTGAGTTTCTTTACAATGGATTAACTCATATAGCTCTTTCAAGTATTGCTGAAAATGCTGGTAGAAGATTTGGATGGGATTATCATTTCTCGGCATATGGTAATCCTTGTATGATATTATATTCGGGATTGGTTAATACGATTCTTCCGTCTGAGACTGATGCTGTTGGTCCATGGTGTTATGATTATAAGAGAGATTTCCGTGTTGTTTCAACATTGGATGATTATAATGCTTCAACTGTGAGAGATAGTGGTCCGATGTATCATAAACTTCAGTTGGGTGCTGATGAGCCAGCTATCGGTTATAATCCAGATGAAGAAAGATTTTTCTTTACAAATTTACATATGAGTGAGAGGTTGGGTAATCCTGGTGATGCTGGTTCAACGAATGCTTCAGGTAATCCTAACGTTGATGCGAATCCAAATGCTGATACAAAATGTTATAAGATAAATAAACGAATGCTCGGGACATCATATTGTCCAAATGTTGCTCCTTATAATACTCAATTAGCTATTCCAGCTGAATTACCTCCTTATCCTCAGCAGATAGGATTTAGTAATAATTTAGAGCCTTATACTCCTTATGATGCTCAGGGTGGATTGTTTATTGAAGAGGTTGGTGTTCCAGAGTCTATTTGGGATGAAAATTTATTGGGTGTTTTAGGATTTCAATATAGTCAATTTAATAATACAGACACGACAAGACAGACAACAATAAATGATAGGATGAATGCTACAAATTTGAAGTCACTCACAACACAGGCTCCGATAAATGTTGAAGATTTACTTGGTTGGAATAAAAATGGATTTGGAAATTCTATCTATACTCTTGGTCCTCCTTTGGTTTATGAGAGAAAAGCGAATAAATCTGTTGTGACTGATTTTAGAGGTTTATATCCAGCGGCGACGACAATATTGGATTCGGATAATAATCGTGATTCAACAAAAATCACAGCTTTAGAGTTGCCAACAAAGACAGCGAAACCTTATTATGCGATACGAAGTGATATCATTCCTCAAAATAATTTTCTGGGTGGTAATCAGGATTTGGTGAAAGCGACTGCTGGAGCTGTCAATAGACCTGTTATTGGAATAGTGAATAAAATAAATGGGTATGGAGATTTCTACAGTCAAGAATCTTCGCAGTTAAATTTTACAAATACGATGAAAAGGGTAATCACTCAGATTAAGACTTCTATCCATGATCCAAATGGGACATATTCAAAAGTGAATAAGAGTAGTTCAGTTATTTATAAGATAACAAAAACAAAACAGATAGATTTAACTCCAGTTCAGACTTTATTGGAAAGTAAAAAAAAATCTGATATAATGATAGCTGATGCTGCTGCTTCTATGTTAAAAGACCCTGAAGATGCTAAACCTAATTATAAATATGCTTTCTCTAATCAGTAGAGCCCTTTACAATCTTGTCAAAGACTTCCACTTCATCGCCGTCAAAGTTGCTAAGATAAGTGCGAAGTTCGTCTAACATTTCAGTGTGATTGATGATTGCTTCATTGAGCATCTTGTTTGTAGATTCTTCGTTTTCATACTTCTCTTGAAGTTCATTGATAGATTCATAGTATTTCTGTGCTCTGGTAAATTGTATAAGTGATGCTTCTTTGAGTTCAATATTTTTCTCGTGGAGTCCATTCACATAATCCACGACATGTTCATATTCGTTGACATCTTTAATCTTATCCATCATCTCATCAAGAGGTTCAAGTGATTCTCTGAGCTTTTCAAGGTCATATTCTGTATTTGCGTGTTCTTCCTTTTCATCCTCAAGGTCTGTTTGAAGTTCTGCGTTTTGCTTCTTGAGACGTTCAATGGCATTAACGATTGGAGCATATTTCAGAGGGGTAGAGATTACGACGTGTTCTTCATCGTCAAGATGTGCTTTTACGCTATCTATAACACGTTGGAGCTTTTCGTTTTCCTCCTTGCGGGTCTGGAGCATTCTGAAATACTTATCTCTTTCACCCTGAATTTTGGATAGAGCATCTTTCTCAAACTCATACTTGGATTGCCAGTAGTTCCTGGTGGATTGCTCCGATTCCTCAAGTTCTGCGATTTTCTCCTTGAGTTCCGTGACATCAGTTTTCATTTCAGAAATCATATCTTCGTCAAAATTCAGTTCGCACATCGCTTGACAAAATTTCTCGTAGGCATTGATACCGAGTATGTGTTGTGTGTCTTCCTCATTCATAATACCTTCAGTCTCTTCCTTGAGTTCCTTGATGCGCTTGAGGTGATTCTCGTAGCCATCATCTGTTCCAAAGAGCTTGTTGAGTTCGTCAAAGAATTGGTCTGGAGTCATAGCGGTGTTTGACATCTTGTTATTCGTTTTTGTTCTAATAAATACCTTTTGCGCTAAAATCAAAGTTTTTTGTAAATATGAGGGTTTTGGGAGTCTTTTTTATTCGTTTGTTGTATTTGCGAATATAAGTTGTTCTTTAATTTGTATATTTAAACCTAAAATAAGCAAAAATCAAATTTCTTTGTAAATATGGGTGTTTTGCGAGCATTAATTGTTCAAGCGTCGGATTGTATTCGTGTATTCTTGTATCTCATACATTAGGGGATTCTGTGGTTTTGGCGTTTTTGGAGCATTTTTTGTTCTTAGTTTTTACATTCATTATAAATACCACTAAATTATAATACTATAATCAAAATAAATATTCTAAAATAACATTGTATAATATATCAAAGTCAATACAAATCTTGAAAAAAAAGAAATAATAAT